TTCAGCTTCTCGGCGTGGTCGGGCGCGACCGTCGCGAGCGCAGAGCGGATGTCAGTCCAGTTATCCATGATCGTGAGGTACGTCAGGCCTCGTGAACCGGCGGGGAACGCTCGCCCGGCACGGAGAGCACGTGCGCGCCAGTGAGCGCTGCAAGCGCTATCCCCACCGCATGCGCGCCGCCCCGGAAGGCCGTGCCGTCACTGTCGCCGGTGAAAGGCGAGCGCCCCACGCCGCACAGTTCTCCCGCCACGTAGGCGAAGGCCAGTCGCTGCTGCACCTCGGTTGCATGCCCCCGCGCCCATGCACGCAGCGCCAGCGCCGTGTCGCCCTCCGGCGGCTTGGCGCCGAGCAGCATGATCAGGCCGGGGATGCCGGCGGGCGTCTTGCGGGCGCTGGCCATGTCAGCGGGCGCGGCGCGCGGCGATGTGCCCGAACGCGCCCATTGTGCTCACGCCGTACACCATGAGGCAGCTGAGATAGACCGTCGTGGTCCCGCTGAGCAGGAAGCGCTTGGGTGAGATGCTCAAGCACTGGAACGCGTTCGCTGCAAACGAGTTCACCACCTGGACATAAGCGCCGGCGTTGGGCGCCGTTGGCGCAGAGGCCGACGTGCTGGATATCCACGCGCGAATCTGCGCCGTCGTCGTGCCGCTGGCCGGGTTGCTATGCACCGTGCCCCAGACATCCCAGTCACCCGCCGTCAGCGAGATCGACGTGACGTTGACGGGAGCCGCTGCGCCGGGAACGGACACGGACGACCCGACAAGCACCTCGCTTTCGATGTACTCCCCGATCTCGCCCGCAAGCGCGGCGGAGTTGTTCGGCACGCCGAAGCGGGGATTGATCAGCTGCCTCAGCATCAGGTGATCTCCGTGATGCGCGCCGCGCCCGAGCCGTCAGCCGCCCAGAGGCCCCCGATCCGGCCTGTGAAGCCATCGACAATGATGCCGGAGTTGCCAGGCACAAAGAAGCTGTAGTTCGTCGCCGAGACGTTGCCCGCGCCCAGCAGCACGTAGAGCCCGTTCGCGTCATCGTTCCAGATCGAAGCCCAGTAGCGCGCCGTGTTGGCCGCCAGCAGGTCCACGCCGTTCGCCGTCGTGACGCTGTTGACGCTCGTGACCGTCGCTGTGCCGGGCGTACCGTCCGCCGTCGGTCCGGCTCCGCCACCCGCTCCGCCCTGGATGTTGCCAGAGCTGTCCACGCGGATCGGCACCGAATTGCCGCTCGCGTCCTTGCCGTAAAGCATCCCCATCACACGACTCCGTTAGCCCCAGTTCGTGCCGCTGGCGGCGGAAACCTTGAGCGAAGCGCCAATCGGGCGCCGCACCACCACATATTGATCGGCAGGCTCGGCGGTATCCGTCAGCGAGCCCACGAAGATGCCGCTCGCCGCCGTCAGCACCGTGAAGTGCTTCTTCGCCGTGATGGTCTCGAGGATGCTGCCCGTCGTCGCGACCAGCGAGCCTGAGTAGGTGTCCGCCGTCAGTCCGACGCCCGTCGAACTCTCGCTCATCCACAGGTCGAGCTGCTGCACGCCCGTCACCGTCGTGCCGCTCGCATCCACCGACGTCACGGTGATGGTCATGACGTTCAACGCGCCGGCGGCCAGTGCGATGGTGACATCCGACGCGCGCGCCGCGATCGCGGTCAGGTCAGCATCCGCAGCCTGCGTCACAGGCACCGCCGGACTGTTGCCCAGCACGCTCAAGCTGGCGCCGCCGCCGATCAGCGCCGGATCGGCAGGCACGATCTCCGCTGCAAGGCTACCCGAAAAGTCCGCCGACGCCGCTGCCTTGGCATAGCCGCCGCCGGGAATTTGAAGCCCGGTCACGAAGCCATAACCCGTGCCCGCCACGTTCGGTGTCTGCTGGATCATGGCCGCCGAGATGTAGGCGCTCGGGTAGAAGGTGTCGCCGCCCTGGGGCCGCACCAGCACAATGATGCCGCCCGCCGTGATCGTGCCGGTCAGCGCAAGAATGCCGGCCGCACCCTGCACGGGTCCGACCTCCGCCGCCGCTGTCGTCAGTGTCGCCGTCGCCATGTCACACGCCTCCTGTCATCGCCGCCGCCACAGGATCAGGCGCGGGCAGCTGCGGCGCCTTCTTCGCGCCGGGCTGGTTCTGGATGGATTGCAGCGCGAGGTTCGCCATCTGCGTGACCGCCTCCTGCTCCGCCTTCGCGGCGCGGCTCTCTTCCACAAGCTTGGGATCGCGCAGCCACTTCGGCAGGCCGATGCCCTCGAACGCGTCGCGCGCCATCTGGTCCATGTCGAGGTGGTCCAACACGCCGGGATCGAACGCCGCCTGCGCCGCCGCGTACTGCAGCACGCTCTTGGCCATCTCCGTCTTCTGCTTCTTCTCGGCGCCCTTCAGCGGCGTGTCGAACTCGAAGCGGACTTCCGACTCCCACAGTTCCTCCGGGGGCTCCGGGAAGCCGCCCCACGGCCGCGCAGGGCCGTCAGCATCCCGGATACGCTCGAATACGCCGTCCATCAGCTGCGCGTTCTCCGCCTCCATCGGCTCGAAGATCGGCCCGGCCTCGCGATAGTACTGCTCGATGCGCTCGTTCACCTCGAATGCGGTCATGGAGCCGCTGTCGATGGGCGGCAGCTTGATCAGGTTCTGGAAGAACGCGCGGCCCAGGAACTGGCGCCGCTCCGCCGTGAACTCCATGCCGCGTTCCGGCTGCGCCACGTCCAGCGCATAGATCGGCTCGCGGCCCGACACCGCGCTCTCGGGATCGTAGTAGCTCACGCCCCCGGCGCGGATGTTCACGCCATCCGCCACGCTGTCGTTGGGCGCGATCAGCGGCTTGTTCACCGCCTTCTCCATGCCCTCGATGATGGACAGCTGCGCCTGGTTGAGCATGCGGCTGTCGGCCATGGCGACGCCGGTGCAGGGCGAGCGGCCGAACGGCTCGCTCGTCACGCTGGTGAAGCGGCGCACGAGATAGGGCCACGTGCGGAAGAACGGCTGGCGGTCGGGCGGCGTCAGCGTCGCCTTGTGCTCCGGCCAGACGTAGGCCACCGCATACTTCGCGTCGCGCGGAATGCCCTTGCCGTGGGCGTAGCGCTCCACCGGGACGACGCAACGCCGGATCGTGTTCTCGCGGTGCGGGTACTTCTCGGCGTTTTCCCGCTCCTGCTCGGGGATCTGGAGCCCCATGTCCTGCATCTGGCGGAAGCTGAGGCGCATCTTCTCGTGCATCTCGTCGATGCGGCCGTCGTTGTTCACGTACCAGGCGCAATCGCGCAGATGCAGGCAGCGGAAGTAGAGCCCGGTGCGGGCCTGATTGTAGGTGTGCGCCACCACCGACGCACCGAACGCGACATAGTCGTTGTCGCTCTCCTTCAGCGCCTCGGTGAAGCGCGTGTAGGGCGCGTAGATCACGTCCCGCTGGATGTCGGTCGCCTGCTCGCACCACTTGGCCACGGCGTCGATGTCGTTCAGCTCGCGCGGCCATGCCTTGGCCTCGAACCAGCGCGCGCCGCGACGGCGCAGCATGGCGCCCAGCTGGCCCGCAAGGTCACGCCGCATGATGATCGGCTCGCCGTCGAAGATGTCCCAGTAGAGCTCGTCGCCCCATGAGGGCGCGGCGGTGAAGTCCGCCCGCTCGGGGTAGAAAATCTCGGCGATGGCCTGGTTCAGCGCATGCCAGTTCTGGAAACGCGCGAAGGCCGCGTCGCTCCGCTCACACACGTCGCTGACCGACCACTTCTCCATCTCAGTAGCCGGGCCCACCGGATCCAAGCGTACGCTTGCGCCTCGGCGCTGCGCTCGTGTCGCCGGTCTGGCCGGAGAGGATGGTGCTGGCGCGCCCGCGGCGGCGCTTCAGGTCCGTGAGCGCGTCCTGCTGGCGCTGGCGCACAGCGGCGTCGGTCGCATCGGGCAGCGGCGTGACCGGCGGAGGCGCCGCCGGCATCTTCGGCTTCTTGAACATGTTGCCCATGGGCTTTCACCTGCGGCGGCTGGAGTACTTCTCCTTTGCGCTAGAGTATCCGGCGTGAACTTGGGGGGAACGCTCGCTGTCCACGCCCCGCTTGGTGTGTTCGCTTGCCGCCCGCCAGGCCAGCAGCACAGCGTCCGCCTTGTCCGTGGACCTGCGTATGCGCTTGCGAATGTCGTCCTTGGACTCGATCTGGATGCCGGACGCCGTCGCCTCCCAGTTCGGGGCGCATAGCTCCTCCAGCAGCTCGTCATCCGGCGGCAGTTCGACGTCCTCGCCCGTGACAGGATGCAGCGCCTCGCGGAAGCGCCACCAAAGCTCTGCGCGCCGATTGCGAAACGGCAGCTTGTCCGCGCGCGAGAATGCGGAGGATCCCTCGCCCGGGTTCACGCCGATAGGCTGGAGCCGCAACTGCTTGAGGTGCGTGAAGGCGCCGCCGCCCCAGCCGCCGCCCAGGTCCACGGCGATCACCGCGCGGTCGCGCAAGTGCCGGAGCGCAAGCGCGGCCACCGCCGGGCCATCGACCGTCACCTCGCCCGGCAGCGACTCCAGCGGCGCGAACCGGACGCCGTGGACCATCGCCACAACGGTGCGGTCCTCCCCGCCCTGCGCCACGTCGAGGCCCATGCCGGTCATCGCCGGCATGGGCGTCGCCCTGTTATCTTCCCAGCGCTTTTGCGCCAGCCGCACCCATTCCGAAGGCACCACGCGCAGCAGGTCGTCGCCAGCGGCCTCGAAGGCCTCGTCGTCGGTGGCGGGATACTCACGCTTGAAGCGATCGCAGAAGACATCCGTGGACAGATCGGACGCCGCACCCATGTCGCGGTTCTTGTTCCACGCCCAGTACAGTTGATCGCGGGTGATGGCGTGCAGCTTCTGGTAAGTCAGGAACGCCGCCGGCGGGTGCCATTCCGCCGGAGCGGGGGTCGTGTACTCCTCATGCACGAACCAAGGCACGAAGATCGCCTCGAAGCGGCTCTCGCCACGCTTCGCCGCACGCCACGCCCTGTGGAACACGTCGCCGGGCTGCTTGGCCGTGGATTCGAGGATGATCTCGGTGTCGGGCTCATCCGGCACCGCCTCCAGCGCGCCGGCCATGTGCTCTTCGGCGTTCGGCCAGTAGCCCACCTCGGACCCGTGAAAGAGCTGGATGGTCTGTGAGCGGCCCACAGCGCGCCCGCCGGCGGTGGCGATCCGGTAGCCACCCTCCAGCTTGGAGAACGTCAGCTCCTTGGCGTTGAGGGTGGACGTCTCCGGGCGAAGGTCCGGCGGGCAGTGCTCGTGGTAGCGCTGCGCCATCTCGAACAGGTTCTGCGTGGCCGGGTCTTCGTGCGTGAGGATGAAGGCGCGGAAACCCCGGCGGTGCGTCACCTTATGGTAGAAGCGCCCCTCGACATATGTGGACACGCCCTGCTGCCGGCCCTTGAGGATGATCGCGCGGACGCGCCCGGTGCGCTGGATCTGCGCCTCCAGCCGCTCATGCACGAACCGCTGCGATGCGTTCAGCCGGAACGGCATCACCTCGCCGGACTTGGCCCGCAGTCTCAGGGCTATCTCTGCGTACGCCTCGAAGTCCTCCGCGAGGAAGGCGTACTCTTCAATGGACAGGCCGCTCATTGGCACGCGCCGCCTTGCGCCGGTTGATCACGTCGCGCACGGCGTCGTGACGGTCCTCGGGACGGGTGATCACGTCCTGCTCGATGCGCTCCTTCCAGCCGCCTTGGCTCTGGAGGAAGAACTTGGCGGCGTTGACGGCGTCCGCCCGGTCGCTGACGGCCTTCTCGACCAGCGAGTTGGCGACCTTCTCGATCGTACGGGCGAGTCCCACCTCCAGTTCGTGCGCATAGTGCGCCCGCAGGGTCACGTCGCTGATGCCGATGACCTTGGCGATCATGTCCTGCTTCAGGCCGTAGGCGGCCAGCTGCTCAACTTGGCGCCGCGAGTCTTCCGTGGGCACATGAGGCGGCCTTCCCGGCCCTCGCGCGCGCGGAGGCAAGTTATCTTGGCCGTCGTCCGCCATCTCTCACACCCCGCCAAAGCGCATGACGGCGGAGCGCTCTTCGGCGGTCAGCGCGTCAGTGGTGGGTTCGGGAGCGGGCTCCGGGACCGG